CCCCTCTTCCCCCCGCAGCTTGGGGCTGACGAATTCGCATCCCTTGCGTCCCGCCTTCATCGTGCGAATGCTGCTGTCCCGCTCGGCCTTCCAGCCGTCCGGCAACCAGGGAACCTGCACCCCGTGGTGGTAGGACCCGATCGGCGTGTCGTCGGCGGTTGGGAGCGTGGTCTCGAATTCGATTCCGAAGGCAATCTGGTTGGCGTTCATCGTCGTGGCTTTCGTTTGGGGAATTGGTTCGTAACCGCATGACACATGAGCCATGCGGGCGAACTGACCTCAAGGCGATTCCGAGAGGAATTCCCAGGTTTTCCTGGCCGATTTAGGCTGGCCGAAAAGATGAAAGGCCGCCGCTCAAGCCGTGTCACATCTCTGCCGGCCGAGACGCTGTTTGAGTGAGGTGGACCTTGCCATTAGCGACACTTTTGTCGCCCAATGTGGGCCATGACGACGCGGCGCGGGATTCCCCTGGAAAAGGCCCATCGCATCGCGGTGTTGCTGTCCCGCAATTTGCGCCGGGCGGACATCGCCAAGGAATGCCGCGTCGGCCGGGATACCGTCTATCGCATCCGCAACCGGACGCACTGGTCCTGTCGGGAGGGCGCCCCGGCCATCCGCCGCTGTAAATGCGGGCTGCTCGTCCACGGCAAATGCCTAAAATGCCAATTGGCGACGGAGGAAGCGTAGGTATGAGGCTTGAGACTTAAGGCTCCTGATCCCTTCTTTCTTGGACCCACTCCATGACCTCCGAAGATTTTTCCAGCTTGTTTCGCGGTGCTGTGATCGCTGTGATCGGTGCGCTGCTGACGTATCTGACGCAGTGGGCTACGGGCCATGATTTTGGCGCGGCCGGTCCCATCGTCGCCGCCGGACTTGCCGTGCTGGCGAATGTTTTCCGGAAGTGGGCTGGGATCGCCGTGTTGCTGCTGGCGGTCAGCCTTCAGCAGTCAGCCTTCAGCGATCAGCCAGACATTGAGAATCTGACCGCTGATGGCTTCTCCGCTGAAAGCTTCGAACCGGCCGATCCGCGGCTGTCGTTCGACGTGCCCAAGCAAATCCGCCAGTGGTATCGCAACCCGGACGGATCGTGCGTGCAATGCAGCATCGGCATGTGCGGCGTCGACCAGAACAACGCCAACGCGGCTAGCCTGCTGTGGGACACCGAATATGGACCGCGCGAGCGGGGAGGCAGCGGTCCGGACCGGGTGGCGAACTATTGCCGCAAGCGGGGCATCAAGGCCTACAACGTGACGGGCAGTCAGACTTATGAATGGATGGCCTGGGCTTGCCGGAATGGACGAGGCGCGGCGATCGGCGCCGGCGGCTCACACTTCCAAACGCTCTGCGGGCACAATCCGCAATCCAAGCAATGGTATGTGTGCAACAACAACAGCCCGCTTCAGGTGGACGAATACAGCGAGAGCGACTTCCACCGGTTGCACGAGGCCAGCGGCGAATGGTGTGTGATCCTCGATTATCCGCCGCATCCGGCCCGGCCGAAGATTGTGCCGTGGTGGAGGTGAAGTTGCCAGCCGGAAATCTCTCCGCAACCCGAACCCCAACCCTGCAACGTGCCGGTGATCAGATGCCAGGCTTTCTCTTCGATTGCGTCGCCCTGCTGATGGTGATTGTGATTGGCGTTTTGCTCGGAGTCGTGGGCGGGATGTATATCGTTCAAGCGATCATGCCGCCTTGCTACTGCGAGCAGCGGGCGCCGGCCGTGGATGGGGAGAAACGAAAGCTGCGGGAAGAGTTGAACGAAGCGCGGCAGCAAGTCAATCAATTGCGGCGGCGGCTGGGAATGCCACCCAAGCCAATCCCCGGTGAACCAGGCAACCTGTGAGGGAACCATGAAGACTCGATTACGTTGGGCCGCTTGCGGCCTTGTTTTGTTGGTGTGCTGCGCCTCGATGGGTGCGCGGTGGCGCTGCTGGAATTGTGCGCCGTGCGAAGGAGGCTGCAGGCTTGAGACTACCGGCGTGAGGACGCCAGCCCCTGCCTCAAGTCTCACGTCTCAGGACGCATGCCTTACCCATTCGGCAATCGGCAATCGACAATCGGCAATTCAGCCGGCGGGTCACGCTCAAGCGGCCGTCGAATCTCTGCCCGAGGCCAAGGTCGAATCCGCGCCGCAAGTCGACAGCGCCGCTGTCCGCCGCCGGGGCGATTTCGTGGAACACACGACCGACATCATGGCCGAGGCGGACCGGGAGTTGTTTGCGGCCTTGGCCGCGGTGCCCGAGGACGATAATGGGAAGTGGTTTATCAGCGTAGTCACGATGCAGGGCTGTGCGCCGTGCAAGACGCTCAAGGCGGCCTGGCGAGTCGAGCCGTTGCTGCTGGCATGGGCCGATCCGGCGAACCCCAAGACGAGCTGGGCCCACTACAACGAATACGACAAGGACGACAAGTCGCAAGCCTTTCGATTTGAGTCGGTGCAATTCCGCGGATTCCCCACGGTCATCTTGCAGCCGCCTCGCAACGGACGGTATGGCGATCCGGCCACGATTGTGTACGGCAAGCCTTATCCGGGCAGCCCGAAGAAGCTGAGCGAAGACATGCGGCGGGCCATGAAGTCGTATATCGACCGTCTGCCCAAGCAAGCGAATCTGCGGGCCGGAAACGACACGCCGCAGCGAGGTCACGCCTGGCCGGCCGAAGGGACGATCGGCGTCGATCCTCCTTGGACGCCTGCGCCCAAGAACGAACCGCTGGGACCGTACACGCCGCTGCCGGTGGATGTGCCGCCGGCCACGCCCAGCCCATCGCCGTTGTCCGAGGGTGCGGGCTGGTTTTCTTTTCGCTCGGTGGCGCTGGGGGCGCTGTTGGGTCAGGTCACTCATGCCTTGCCGCCGCTGTGGCGGATGGTGGTGCAGGCGGCCATCGCCTCGATCACGCAGGCGGCCGCGGCGGCGCAGGCCAAGGCGCCCGCCAAGGAAGAATGATCGAGCACATCAAACAACAGGTTGTCCTCGGCAGGGTGTGGCACACGTCGGCCGCACTGGCGCTGCTGTTGTTGTTCATCCTCGGCCTGTCCCTGTTGCTGCGGAGCAAGGGACTGCTGCTGCGCATCGTGCTGCTGTTGGTCTGCGTGCTGTCCTTCGCGGGCTGTCTCTATCATTCGCACATCGCACACGAAGCCTGGCACTCGCCCGCGCTCTACCTGTGGCATTACTCAAAATAAGGCCCATAACACAATAGCACCATGTGAGGCCCCCCTCCCCCCTTCGCGGTTCCTTCCCGGCCCAGGAACCTTCCGCACCCCGCAGGGAACAGCCGGGTATTTAGACACAGTTTCTTTCATCGGATCGAAAAATGAAAATCGCCCTCCGCAGTATCGACGCCATCCGGCCGTACGATCGCAACCCGCGGATCAACGATCCCGCGGTCCCCGCGGTCGTCGAGTCGATCCGGCAATTCGGCTTCCTCCAGCCGGTCGTCGTCGACGCCGAAGGCGTGATCATCGCCGGCCACACGCGCTACAAAGCCGCCGTCGCGCTGGGCCTGACCAAAGTCCCGGTGCTGGTGGCAACCGATCTCACGCCAGACCAAGTCCGCGCCTATCGCATCGCCGACAACAAGACGCATGAGCTGTCCGACTGGGATCTCAAAATTCTGCCGCTGGAACTGGCCGACCTGCAAGCCTGCAACGTCGAACTCGGCCTGCTCGGCTTCGGCGCGGAGGAACTTTCCCAGCTGCTCGCCCCGCCAACCGTGGAGGGGCAATGCGATCCGGACGACATCCCCGCGCCGCCGGCGGCCGTGACACAGCCCGGCGACCTGTGGATTCTCGGCGAGCACCGCCTGCTCTGCGGTGACAGCAGCCTCGCGGCCGATGTCGATCGTCTGCTGGCCGGCGAAATGATCCACCTGGTCAACACCGACCCGCCCTACAACGTTAAGGTCGAGCCGCGATCGAACAACGCCATCGCCGCCGGCCTCAGCTCGTTCACCCCCGCGGGCACGCACCATCAATCGTTCGACCTGGCCCGCCATCCCGGCAAAGCCAAGGCCACCAGCAAAACGCTCCGCGCCAAGGATCGTCCGCTGGCCAACGACTTTTTGCCCGAGGCCGAGTTCTCGCGTCTGCTGCACGCCTGGTTCAGTCACCTGGCCCGCGTGTTGCTCCCTGGCCGCGGCTTCTACATCTGGGGCGGCTACGCCAACCTGGCCAATTACCCGCCGGCGCTGAAAGCCGCCGGTCTCTACTTCTCGCAAGGGATCGTGTGGGACAAGCAGCATCCGGTCCTGACCCGCAAGGACTTCATGGGTTGCTTCGAGCTGGCCTTCTACGGCTGGAAGGAAGGGGCCGCGCACCAATTCTTCGGGCCCAACAACGCTCCCGACCTGTGGCACGTGAAGAAGGTCAACCCGCAGAGCATGGTCCACCTCACGGAAAAACCAACCGAACTGGCCCGCCGCGCGCTGGAATACTCCTCGCGGCCGGGCGAGATCGTGCTGGATTTCTTCGGCGGCTCCGGCAGCACGCTGATCGCCGCAGAACAAACGGGCCGCCGCGCCCGGCTGATGGAACTCGATCCGCTGTACTGCGACGTGATTGTGGCCCGCTATGAAAAGTTCAGCGGCCAGAAAGCCACTCTGGAACGGCCAGGCGCGAAAACGGCGAGCGGGGGGCGTCAGCCCCCCGTTAAGCCCGCAGCGAAGTCACGGCCCGCGAAAAAATCCCGCCGCAAGCTGGCCAAGACATAATCAAAAGGCGCGGCCGCGCCAGCGGTGGTACGCCGACACGGCCGCTAACCGCACCACCCCGCGCATCTACGCGGAGCAATACGGCTACTCAACCGGTACTTCACGGCGCATGGTCCGGCCGGGCTCGCCAGCCGCCACGAGCGGTGATGGCGATAGCCCCCCGCCGGTCATGACGATCGTGCAGGTTGATAGGGCCGAGATCGGCTCCGCGTGTCCGCTCCGCTCTCGCTGACTTCCCTACCGCCCGACCAGGCGGCCCGCGTCCTGACGCAGCTCGGCGGCCGGCCCATCCCCATCGCTTGGATTACTTCCGACGTGGCGACGGGTGCGCCGGAGAATGCAGACGGTTCGTTGAACCTGATCCACTACGCGGCCTGGCTCCTCACTGGCTTCGGCCTGCCGGCCGACAGCAAGACCCATGGCGAAAAAGAAAGCAGCCAAGAAGGTAACAGCCCGTCAGAAACGGCGAGCGAGTACTCCGCCATCCACCTTCAGGAAGCCCCGTCAGAAACGGCGAGCACGGCAGCCGGCGCCGAAGGCGAGGCCGGATCCAAACGCGATCGACAACCTCACGCTACCCGCGGCCGCCGCCGCACTCAGTCCGGAGGGAGCGACTCCGATCCCCCCCGCCACACTCCGCCGCGACGAGGCCGCCGGCGTCCCCGTCGCGCGTGACGGCACGTGGAGCCTGCCGGCCTACGCCGCCTGGATGATCGGTCGGACTAGAAGAAAGTAGCACCATCCACCGAAGTCACTTCTTCTTGCGACGGCGTGGCTTTGTTGTGCTGCTTGGTCGTTCCTCAAGGCCCGACGCAATCATTTCATCAATAAACAACTCACCTGAGTTCTGCGGCAAGCCTTTTGCCTCCATGACGAGAGCTGCTAGGGCGCGGCAGTCATCGTCATTCGTATAGAACGTGGCCGCACCGGCAGCCTTAGCGGTGGCGATGATCTTGACGTCCGAATTCATCACATGCCGATCGGCATATTTCTGGTCTGCGGGGACGTTCTTGTATTTCGCCCAGAGATCCGCTGCGATGGATGCAGCCCGGTCGCCGAATTCCGGGCACAGAAATACTTCCTTGAGTGCGCTGATCAACGGTCCATGCTTCGCAACAGGCACTGGTACCAGAACCTCAGCAATCGCCACCATTGGGAGAACTACACGCTCCGCTCGGAGCTGGTGGAGCAGGATTTTTGCCCTCCTCGTTAGCGCCGCCTGCACCGCGCTTGGCTGTTGGCCTGGCTTCTTCGGAACAAGGTTGGCATAGATGAGAATGTTGGAGTCAATCCCGGCGCTCACTGTCGTAACTCCCGGAGGAATTCGGCGGGATCTCTGACGTTGTCCCAAGCATCCAGGCCCAATCCTCGCAGTGTTTCAATGGCCTTTGCCGTGTCTCTCATTTCCGGCTGTACAAAATCACGAATGGTGAACTTGTAGATGTGCCAACTGCTGTGAATCCACACGACGGTCCCTTGCGCAGCAATCTCCTCATAGAGGTGTTTTCCGAGACGTTGCACAACAGCCCGGTTTGCCACATCGCAGAAGAGCAAACGTCGCCTGCCTGGAACGGTCAGGGCACATTTCATCTCGGTTTGCCCACCCACCCGCTTAACTGCCCCGATGATGGTAGCTTCGCCGGTCAGCAATAGCTGTGAGGACAACTTTGCAAAGTCGTCTTTCTCGATGCCGAATAGAGGTTCCCGAGGTTGCGAGGCAAGTGCCACTTCAACTCTCCCTCCCACCGACTTGGCGACATCGCTTAGTTTCTCGATCGGCTTCAGCGCCTTAGCCAATTGATCCTCGGGGCTATCAGCGGATTCCTGTCCCAGTATTCTTCCAACCAGTCTGAGGTTCGTTCGCGCAATGTCCGGTGATCGAGAAATGCAACTGTACAACGCCGATCCCTTGCGAACATTGACCAAGCCAATGACGCTGTCTTCAGGAACTTGGCGTGTCTCCAAAGGATCGCGCCCGCTCGCCAAATCTTGCACCGCGGACAATGCTGCGCTTACAACGCGGAAGGGAATCTTGCTCGGCTCCAAATTTGGAGCGATGATCCGAACGATAAATGTGGGGGTGGTGCTCTTCGCCATCTGAATCGCGATCTGTTCGTTGCGCGTTGTTGTGCTGCGAACTGGGTAAAGGCCGAAGGGCAGCTTATAGAGGAAGTTGGATTCTGCCGCACCGCTGAAAACATTATGAGCTGCCGGCGCGCGCACTGCTAGCGGTACCATCCCATCCCGCCAGAAGCGACGATGGCGCGACATGTTGAAGACATGCCCCTCGATCCCCGCCGCCTGAAACCCGGCCAACTCCTGACGCTGGTCAACTCCACTCCCCTGGGCCAGGTGCTGACCGAGGCCGCGCTGCGAAAGCTCCGCCAAGCCGCCGGCACGGCCATCGGCGACGGCCAGACGATCGACTTCTTTCGCTTCACCAACTGGCTGGTCCACCGCCGCCACGCCTCGCCAGCCGCGACGAGTGGGGCCCCAGGCCCGCAGCCGTCCGACTGCAGCGATGACTCCGCCGAAAGATACTCCCGTCACAAAGCCCGCGCCCGCCAGAGATCCGCCTCGCAGGCCCGCGCCGGCCAAGACATCGGCCCGATCCCTCCGGTGGCCGATCCCGCTCGCCGCGCCCTGTGCCAGCGCGACCTGGAGCGTTTCTGCAAGCTGTACTTCCCGCACCTGTTCGCGCTCGACTGGTCCGACGATCACTTGCGCGCTCTCAAGCGGATCGAGACGGCCGTGCTGGACGGCGGCTGCATGGCCTTCGCCATGCCCAGGGGCAGCGGCAAGACGACGATCTGTGAAGTCGCCTGCATCTGGGCCTTAGTCTTTGGGCACCGCACCTTCGTGGCCCTGATCGGCGCCAGCGCCGAGGCGGCCTTGGAAAGCATCACCGCCATCAAGACGGAGTTCGAGTGCAACGAGCTGCTGCTGGCCGATTTCCCCGAGGTCTGCTTTCCGATCGAGCAGCTCGGCGGCCAGATCAACAAGCAAGGGGGCCAGCGCTGCCAGGGAGAGCGGACGCAAATCGCCTGGCTGAAGCGAAAGTTGATCCTCCCCACGGTCCGCGTCCCCGCGGAGGCTACAGGCTTGAGGCCACAGACTACAGGACGCGCAAGCGGCGCATCCTCCTCAAGCCTCACGTCTCACGCCTACAGTCTCTCCAGCGGGACCATTCTGCAAGTCGCCGGCATCACGGGCCGCATCCGCGGGATGAAGCACGTGACCGCGGATGGCCGCGTCTTCCGCCCCGACCTGGCGTTGATCGACGATCCGCAAACCGATTCTTCGGCCCGCTCCCCCAGCCAATGCGCCAAGCGGCTCAAGACCGTAGCCGGCGCCATCCTCGGCCTGCCGAAACCGGGCCAAAAGATGGCCGCCTTCATGCCCTGCACCGTGATCCAGCGGGGGGACATGGCCGATCACATCCTCGACCGCCAAAAGTATCCCGACTGGCAAGGGGAACGCTGCAAGCTGGTCTACGAGTGGCCCACCGCCAAGGATCTGTGGGACGAATACGCCCGCATCCGGGCCGAGAGCCTGCGCAACAGCGGCACGATCGAAAGCGCCACCGAGTTTTACCGGTCCCACCGGGCGGCGATGGACGCCGGCTCGCGCGTGGCCTGGCCCGCGCGGAAGGAACACGACGAGCTGAGCGCCTTGCAGCACGCCATGAACCTCCGTTGCCGCATGGGGGATGCGTTCTTTGCGGAGTACCAGCAAGAGCCGGTGGACGAAATCGCCGAGCTGGCCCGCCTGCTCTCTCCCGACCAACTCGCCGCCCAGGTCAATCGGCTGCCCAGGGGCCGCGCCCCGCTGGCCACCCACAAAATCACCGGCTTCATCGACGTGCAGGGGGATCTCCTGTTCTGGCTGGTCGCCGCCTGGTCCCGCGACTTTTCGGGCGCGGTGCTGGACTACGGCACCTGGCCCGAACAGCCGATCCGTCGCTTCTCGCTCGACAACGCCCCGGCCCGCCTCGGCCGGCCGGGTCAAAGCGCCGAGGCCGCGCTGTCGGCCGGCCTGCACGATCTGGTCACGCGGCTCTTGGCCCGCGACTGGCCGCGGGAAGGGGGCGCCACGCAGCGGCTCGATCGGCTGCTGATCGACGCCAACTTTCAGACGCGGCTGGTCAAGGAATTTATCCGCCGTTCGCCGCTGGCCGGCCTGCTGCTGCCTTCCCACGGCCGAGGCATCCGGGCCGTGGACAAACCGTTCAGCGAGCAGCGAACGAAGCGTTTCGACCAGGTCGGCACGCATTGGATGATCCCGCACGAACCGGACAAGCACGGCGTGCAGCATCTGTTGATCGACACGAATTTTTGGAAGTCGTTCATCCACAACCGGCTGGCCGTGGCCCTCGGCGATCCCAGCGCTCTCTCCTTCTATGGCTCGCCGGGGGAAGTCGATCACGGTCTGCTGATCGAGCATCTGCTGGCGGAGTATCCGACCGAGGTCGAGGGCCGCGGCCGCAAGCTGGACGAGTGGCAGCTTCGTCCGGGCGCGACCGAGAATCACTGGCTGGACTGCCTGGTCGGCGCGGCCTGCGCCGCCAACACCATCGGCATCGACCTGCCCGAACTGGGCCTGGCCGTCGAGCCGCCGCGCCCGGCTTTGAATCTGCGCGAGTTGCAGAAAGCGCGGAAACGGAAAGGAGGTATGAGGTAGAGGGTATGAGGTATGAAGTTGGCGAGCGGTACGAGATTCATTCCTACCTCATACCTCCTACCTCATCCCTCCTACCTCATCCCTTTCCCGCATTAGCGACGCGCGGCCCGTGTAATGCGGCAATGAGCGACGACCTCGAACAAACGATTCGTGACGCGGCCGCCGGGCCGCTCAAGGCCGCGGCCGATGGAGTCTCCAGCGAGCAGCATCCGCTGGCCGACCTGATCGCCGCCGACCAGTACCTGGCCAGCAAAGCGGCTGCGGCCAACGCCCTCCCGCTGGGCGGCATTCAGTTGTGCCGGCTACGGCCACCCGGCACCACCGCCGGCGGCTGCGGCTAAAGACCTGAGGCTTGAGACTACAGGCTTGAGGACGCGCAAGCGGCGATGTTCCCTCACGCCTGTAGTCTCAAGCCTCACACCTCAACGACACGCATGACTGCTCGCGCCACCAAATCCCGCCGCGCCGCCCCCTCCCGCAAAACTCCGGCGGCGCGGCGCAAATCCAAAGCTCCCGCACCCGCCGCGCCGGTCCTGATCCGTCATCGGCGCGGCCAGGTCCGCGCCTCCTATGACGCGGCCGGCGACGACGACGATATGGCGCGGCACTGGGCCAACGCCGACGGCCTGTCGGCCGCCAGCGCCAACAGTGCCGAGGTCCGCGCCCGCTTCCGCCAGCGGGCCCGCTACGAAGCCCACGAAAACAACAGCATCCTCAAGGGAATGGCCCGCACCCTGGCCAACGACACCATTGGTCAGGGGCCGCGGCTGCAAATGTTGTCGCCGCAGGCCGAGGCCAACCGCAAGATTGAGCGGCTGTGGGCCCGCTGGGCCACGGAGATCGGCCTGGCCGAAAAGCTCCGCCTGGCTCGCCAGGCCTGGATGATTGACGGCGAAGTCTTCTTGATGCTGACCACCAATCCCCGCTTAAAGGGTCCGATCAAGCTGGACGTGATCGTGATCGAGGCGGATCGCATCGCCAGTCCCTTCGGCAAACCGCCGCAGCCGGATTACAACGACGGCGTGCAGTATGACGAGCTGGGCTACCCGGTCTCGTATGATGTGCTCCGCGCCCATCCGGGCGACTCGCTGGCCTACATCGCCTTCAGCCGCGAGTATGACACCGTCCCTGCCGAGCAGATGATCCACCTGTTCCGCCGCGAACGGCCCGGCCAGGTCCGCGGCGTCCCCGAAGTCGCCACCTCGCTGAATCTGTTCGCCCAGCGCCGCCGCTTCCGGGACGCGGTCTTGGCTGCCGCAGAAACCGCGGCCGACTTCGCCGCCGTGATTTTTTCGGACGGCCCGGCCGCGCAAGTCGCGCCCGTGAATCCGATGGACACGGTCGATATCGTGAAGCGGATGGCCACGACCTTGCCGGAGGGCTGGAAACTGGGGCAGATCCACGCCGAGCAACCGGCCACAACGTATGAAATGTTTGACCGCCGCACGCTCAGCGAGGCGGCCCGCTGCGTCAACATGCCCTACAACGTCGCGGCCGGCGACTCGTCGAACTACAACTACGCCTCGGGCCGCATGGATCACCAGGTCTACTGGAAGTTCATCCGCGTGGACCAGGGCTATTTGGACGCCGTCTGCGACGATCGCATTTTGGCCGCCTGGCTGGACGAGGCCATGTTCATCCCCGGTCTGATCCCGGAGGGCTTTCCTCCCTTCGACGAGGTCGATCATCAATGGTTCTGGGACGGCATGCAGCACGTCGATCCGGTCAAAGAGTCCAGCAGCCAGGACATGGATCTCAAGAACGGCACCACCACCTTCGCCGAGATCTATGCCGAGAAAGGCCAGGACTGGGAAGCCGCCCTTCAACAGCGGGCCAAGGAATTCCAGTTGCTCCGCGATCTCGACCTGCCCGTCCCCGGCGAGCTGCCGCCGAACCAGCAACCGCAGCAACCCACGGATAACACGGATACCACGGATAACACGGATCAGGCGGATGAGGAGGCGGCGAAAAAATAGGTATGAGGTAGGAGGTATGAGGTAGGGATTTATCGCGTACCGTCTTCCAACTTCATACCTCATACCTCCTACCTCATCCCTTGCCCACCCCCTGCATTTGCGACGGCCGCACACTCTGCTGATCCCATGCCACCGAAAAAGTTCTCCTCCCGCCGTGTCCCTTCGATCGTCTATCTGACGGCCGGCCACGATAGCGCCTTTCAATTTCTGCAGGGAGCGGATTCGACCGATTCAGCCACTGGCCCGAAGGTTAAAAAGTTTTCGATGGTGGCCTACACGGGCGGGCCGATCCAGCAGTTCTGGCTCGACGCGCCGGTGGTGCTGGACCTGGCGGGGCTGGACGTGGGCAACTCGGCCCGTCCCATCCTCCGCGATCACGACTCGTCGCAGATCGTGGGGCATTCGACGTCCATCGACAACGGGGGCAAGCGATTGAAACTGGCGGGCGAGATCAGCGGCACCGGTCCGGCCGCGGCGGAGGTCGTGGGCAACGCGGCCAACGGCTTCCCCTGGCAGGCCAGCATCGGGGCCCGCGTGCTGCAAATGCAGTTCATTAGCGACAACGAAAAATTAAATGTGAATGGTCGGGCGTTTGCGGGACCGCTGTATGTAGCCCGCAAAAGCCGTCTCCAAGAGGTGAGTTTCGTCGCGTTGGGGGCGGATGACCGCACCAGCGCCAAGATCGCGGCCACCGCCGCTCAGGCACCCAAAATTCAGGTCCACACCATGAACTTCGAGCAGTGGCTGGCGGCTAAGGGACTCACCATCGACGGCCTGTCGGAGGCCAACATCGCCGCCCTGCGGGCCATGTTCACCGCCGACATCGAAGCCAGCGACGACAACTCGTCCAGCGACGGCGACGGCAACCCGGCGCCCGCGGGCGTGCCCGGCGCCGCCGGCCGTCGCATCGCCGCCTCCGCGGTTAGCCGCGACGCGCAGCGGAGCGCGGGAACAAACTCCGCCTCCGGCACGACTCCCGGCAGCACCATCACCGCCGGCCCCGAGGACGACGACGACGAAGACGACGACGTTGATCCCCCCTTGGCCGTGGCCCGTCGCATCCGCGCCGCAGCCGCCGCCGAAGAGACCCGCATCAACGAAGTCCGCCGCATCTGCGGCGAATACGAGCAGCCCGCCCTGGTGGCGCAAGCCATCCAAGAAGGCTGGGATGTCCAGCGGACCGAGCTGCAAGCCATGCGCAACAGCCGGCCCCGCGGGCCGGGCATCCACTCCCACGGCCGCGAGCGCGATTGCACGCCCGACGCTCTGATCGCCGCCATGCTGGTGCGGGCCAATCTCAATCCGGTCACGCAGCGCGTGCGGTACGTGGAAGGCTCTTACATCCCCTTCGCCGCCGGCGATCGCCCGCGTCTGGAGCAAGCGGCCGAAATGGGCTATCGCTACCGCGATCTGTCCATGATCGATCTCTGCCGGGCCGCCATCCAACTGGACGGCCGCCAGGTTCCCACCGGCCGCAGCGAGTTGATCCGGGCCAGCCTCTCCGGCGGCACGCTCAACAACATCTTCACCACCACCGTCGGCGCGCAGCTGCTGGCCAGCTATATGGCCGCGCCGGACACCACGGCCTGGTGTCGTGAGGCGGAAGTCCCCAACTTCCAGACCAACGAGCGGCACCTGTTGGGAAAGGCCGGCGCGCTGAAGAAGCATCCCCGCGGCGGCAAGGCCTCCCACGCCACCCGCGACGCCGTGAAGGAAGAATACAAGATCGCCCGCTACAGCAATCAGTTTATGGTGGACGAGCAGGACTTCATCGACGACGCGTTCGGCGCGCTGTTGACCATGCCCGAAGAAATGGGCGAGGCGGCCCGCCAGCTCCGTCCGGACCTGGTGTACGCCATCCTCTTCGCCAACGCCGCCTTGGGAGCGGACAGCATTGCCCTGTTCGACGCCTCGACGCACAACAACCTCAACACCACCGCGGCCCTGGCCGCGGCCACGTTGCAGGCCGCCATCACCGACATGTCCACGCAGACGCAAAACGGCCGCTGCCTGGATCTGATCCCGGCCGCCTTGCTGGTCCCTCGCGGGCTGAAGCACACGGCGAGCGCCCTGATCAACAGCGCCACGCTGCTGGCCAAGGGTTCCACCGACGCCACCCAGGTGCCGACCGCCAATCCGATCCAGGACGACAACCTGGAAATGATTTCCGACCCGCGACTGGACAACGGCGTGACCGACCCCAGCACCGAGCAGGTCTACAGCGGCAGCGCCACGACCTGGTATCTGGTGGCCCGCAACGCCCGCCACACGATTGAAGTCGGCTACCTCCGCGGCACGGGCCGCGCCCCGCAGCTCCGCACCTTCCTCCTCGACCGGGGCGAATGGGGCATGGGCTGGGACATCAATTTGGACATCGGGGCCAAGGCGCTCGATTACCGGGGTCTGCACAAGAACACGGCCTGATGATTTTGGATTTTGGATTTGCGATTTTCGATTGACGGGGATGGTTAGCCGCGACCCGTCAGGGGAGCGCTGGAGAAAATCATGTATCAAGCCGCCATCGACATCACGATCGACGGCCGCCCTTACAAGGCGGGCGAAGATCTGGCCGCCGACTGCCCGGCCGGCTGCATCGAAAGCTGCCTCCGCCTGGGCCAGGTCGTTTGCTCCGACCCGGTTAGCCGCGACCCGCAGGGGAGCGCGGAGACGGACGACAATGCCGAGCCTGGTGCTCCCGCCGGCGACAGCGAGTCCGGTTCTTCGGATCCTCACGCCGCCGCTGACGAGCCTGCAGGAAAACCCAAACCCGCGCCCAAGCGCAAAAAGAAGTAATGTCGGCTTTCGCTCCGCGAAAGCACGCTCTGCTGATTGCTGATTGCTGACCGCTTCTCTGCTGACCACTCAATCCTCACGCCTCAAGCCTCGAGCCTACTCATGACCGCCGAAGCCGTCCCCTATCGCGACGCGAATCCTCACAACCTGGTTGCCGCGGCCGCGATGGACGCCGGCCAGGTGATCCAGCTCGCCGACGGCCGCGCCGGCTACGTGGCCGGCCTCAAGAACGCCTCGGCCAACGACAGCGTGGCCGTGGAGTGCGAAGGGATCGTGACGCTCCCCAAAACGGCCAGCATCGTCCTCTTGGACGGCGGCAAGGCGTACTGGGATCACAGCGCCAACAAGGTCCACTTCAAGCCGGTCAACGACAAGGACTTCTTCATCGGCACGGTAGTGGGCGACGCTTCGTCGGCTGCCACCACGTGCCGCGTCCGTCTGAACGTCCGCCCCTCCTACGTCATCGATCTCCGCGGGCCGGAGGGCTACTGGACCAGCGAAGCCACGCTCGGACTGGGGACGACGGTCCTGCCCGGCGGGGTGCTGCAATTGGCCTTCGACGCCGTGGCCGAAGCGGCGCAGGCCGCGGTCTACAGCGAGCGGACGGTGCCGATCAGCAGCAATCCGATCCTGGAAGCCCGCGTGGCGTGCTTCGACAAGGGGGACAACTCGGCCCTCGACTTCGACATCGGCCTGGCCAACGGCTCGCACGCCACCGACTTTGAGGCGGTCACCGAATTTGTCACCGTCCACATGGACGGCAACTCGCTCAACATCAACGCCCAGTCCGATGATGGCACGACCGACGTGGCCGTGGCGGATACCACGGTGGATGCGGTCGACGACACCTTCTTCGAGATCTGGATTGACGTCCGCGACCCCAGCGACGTGCAGATCTACATTGACGGCGTGCTGGTCCTCGGCGCCACCGTCTTCACCTTGGCGGCGGCGACCGGCCCGCTCAAGCCCATCATCCACATGGAAAAGACCTCGGACGACACCGTGGCCGACTTCCGGCTCGACTTCATGCGGGTCCGCATCGCCGAGCAATAAGTCCTGAGGCATGAGTCTTGAGGCGTGAGGACGCGCCAGCGGGTTAGCCGCGACCGGGCACCGCCGGACCTTCGGTGGTCAGGGAGCGTGGAGTTGACCCCGGCAACCGTGACGGGCCGGCTGCGGAGGCTATTGCGAGTTCGCGCATGGAACACGATCACCGCAGCCTGATCCGCACCGTGCCGGCAGCCGCGCCGCTGTTGGCCCGGCTTCCCAACTTGGCCCGGCCGGATGTCCGTTTGACCGTGACGGAGTTGCACAGCAATCCCCGGCTACGGATCGCCCCGCGCTGCTTTGACTGGGACAAAGGACAGATCCACGTCAACGGCCAGATCGTCCCTATGACACAGGCCGAGCGCTGCCACCTGGAAGTCATCGATCGGGACACCGGCCAGCCCATTCACATGGTCATCGTGGCCGACGAAGAGTCGGGCACCATCGTCCGCGCCACTCCGGGCCCGGACGGTGTGCATTTTGTCGATTCCGTCACGGACAACGTGGCCGTGACCGTCGAGCAACGTCGATTCCTGGTGAGATGTCGCGCCTAGTTAGCCGCGACCCGCTAGGGGAGCGCGAATCCGGTCCCGCGCTCCCCTGACGGGTCGCGGTTAACCGAAACTGGATATTGCCCGGAATGAGCAGCACCTTTGACGCCCGCTTCGCCGCCCAATCCTGGCCCGTGCTGAAAGCCCAGTTCGGCCGCTCCGTGACGCATTGCCCCCGCGGCTGCGATCCGGCCGACGGCACCATCGTCACGGCCGTCGTGCATTTGGATGTGTTGGGCGAGCAGGAGCGGACCGATTTCCTCGGCACTCGCCGCATTCGCACCGGCCGCCTGGAGGTCGATGCCGATCTGGATGTCTCAGCCGCTTTAGAGCATCGACCGCGGGACACGTTCCTGATCGATGGCCAGTTATGGGGCGTGCGGCAAGTCCGCACCCGGCCCGGCGGTTTTCGCGGAGTGGAGATCGAGCGCTATCCCGATCCTGTCGGCACGCCGCCGGGCTGACCGCTGATCTGCGACGCGCCCGCGCTGTAATGCAGTGATCCCCTTCCCATCCCTGCCGCAGGTCGCGCCATGCTGTTCGCCGTCTCTTGCCTGATCGGGTCCACGCCAGGCCAACGGTTCGAAGCCGAAAACCCGGAGCAGGCTCAGAAAATGTACCGCGACGCCAACGGGCTGGCCGACTCGATCGGCCTGTTCTGCGTCGCCGTCCCCGTGCCGGCACCGCTGCCAGAAGCCGTCGTCGCGGCCGACAGCCAGAAGACCACGAAACGCAAACCCGCATGATCAGTCTCCGCATCGCCAATCACGCCGCCGCCTTCGCCGAGCGATTGCAGGCCGCGGCCCTGGCCGGGACGCAGGCGGCCGCCAACGTCGTCGCGGATGAATCGCGGGAACTCGTCTCGCAGCCCTCGCCCCCCGCCAGCCGCAAGGGAGAGCCGCCCCGTATGCGCAGCGGCGAAGGGGCCGCCACGATCGGCACCGAGATCAAGCTCGGCCCGGACGGGCCCGCGGGCAAGGCCGGCGCTTTGGACGATGGCAGCGGCAACTTCAATCCGCTGGCCTTTTATGAGACCCGCTCCGGCGGCGCCAAGTCGGGCCGCAAATGGCTCAAGCCGACGTTTGACAAATCGCTCGACCGCCAGGCCGAAGCCTTCGCCCACGCGGCGCAAGCCAAGATCGCGGAGTAAGTCTGATGTCCGCAGCCACCCTGGAAGACGCCCTCCGTGAGCTGTGGCTGGCCACGCCCGCTTTGATTGCCCTGGTCCCGGCCGAGGCCGTCTTCATCGGCTTCCCCACGTTGCGAAAACTCCGCGGCGAAAACCGCGAGATCCTGCTGCCGGTGGCCCTGATCCGGGAGGGGAAGATCGGGGTGCATAGCCGCAGCAACGACGGGCCGGCCCTGATCCTGCAAAACGTGCAGATCGCCGCCGCCCACAGCGAGCGGCGACAATGTCACGCCATCATGGGACTGGTGCGGCAGACCTTCGATCGCTTCGACGGCGCCTGGTCGGGGGGCAGCATCCTCGATCTCAAGCCCGTCAGCCGCGAGGAAAAGCAGGAGCCGGACGGCATCTGGCTCTTGGCCTGGAACTTTAACGCCCGCTTCACCATCGTCTGATTGTCGGCTTTCGCTCCGCGAAAGCACGCGCGTCCTCAAGCCTGTCGCCTCAAGCCTCAAGTCTTCTCCGCATGGCCATCGAACTCGCCATCTCCAACGCCAACCTGGAATTGTCCTGGGCCTTCACCGATGCCCTGGACCTGGCCACGGTCCGCAACGCCGGCACGCTGAGCCACCAGACATCGCTGGCGACCGGGACGGCGGCCGACAAGGCCGACCGCATCTGGCATGACTCGCGGACGGTCAACGCCGGCGCCAATGACGATCTGGACTTGACCGCCCTGACGATGAGCCTGTTCGGCAGCACGGTGACAATCACCCTGGCCAAGTTGAAGGGGATCTACCTGGTCAACCTGAACACCGTGGCCGGCGACGTGCTGCGGTTCGATTCCAGCGTGACCAACGGGCACACCGGCGCCTTCGGTGGCAGCAACACGGCCAAAGTGGAATGCGGCGAGGACGACTGCCTGAAAATCGGCAACAAAAAGTCCGGCTGGACCGTGGACGGCACGCACAAAGTGCTGCGGATCACGAATCCCGGCAGCAACAACATCAATTACAAAATTGCGCTGTTCGGGACCAGCGCTTAACAGGCTTGAGACCTGAGGCGTGAGGCTACAGGACGCGCAAGCGGCGCTTCCTCAAGCCTGTAGCCTCACGCCTCAGGTCTCATTTGCGACGAACGGGCCTTTCAATGCAGGTGGTAACAACAGCAGCCACCCGCGAAAGACCCCCCGATGTCCACACCGATCAGCGGCAAAGACGGCACAGTCAAGATTGGCTCCACGGTCCAGGCCCTGATCCAGAAGTGGAAGCTCCGCAAGAACTGCACGATCACGCAGTTCGCCCACAACGAAAGCAGCGGCTTCGCCGTCTGCGTGGCGGGCGTCAAGAAGGGGACGGCCGACGTCAGCGGCCTGTGGAATTCGGCCGCCGCCAGCAGCATGGAAGAAGGGGCCTCTGCCACCTACCTGCTGTATTTCGACGCCACCCATTATTACACGTTTCCGGGCATGGTCGAAGAGATCGACAAGGGCGAGGTCGATATCGACGAAGGCAAGCCCATCCCCTTCACCAGCGTCATCAAATCCAACGGCACGTATACCGAGCCGTCGTTCTCGTAGCGGAGCGCGTCGCCAGCGACGCGGCGAAATGGGCCGATTGCTGATGGCTTCTCCGCTGATGGCTAAACAGCGTCCCCATTCTCACGGAGATCTCTCGCATGGACGACATTTCCCTGGCCGCCGGCTCTCCCCTCCCGGTCACCATCGACGGTCGCAAGTATTCGTTTGCCCGCTTTGGTTGGGGCGAATTTTCCGACCTGCACGAGCACGTCAAAGCGGCCAAGAGCGACGAGCTGCTAGCGGTCATCGACCGGCTGCCGGTCCACCTGCAAGACACGGCCGCCGCCAAGATGATCGACTGCCTGGCCAACCCGACCGTCAGCCTGGAACGACAGACCGAGGACTTTTTGAAGACGCCTCGCGGCCAGGCTTTGGTCGCCGCCTTCAGCCTCGGCGATCAGGTCAAGTCGCCCGAGGAGGCCGGGACGCTGTTGCGGAAGCTGCCTCCGCGGTTTGTGTTCAAGCTGGTCAACGATGTGATCGGCCTGGCCGACGCAAAAAACTCCTCCGCCCCGCCGGCCGACAGCCAGGCGGGGCAGACGGGTCCGGCGGGGAAGAAGGACAAGAATCCTCCCAGCCCCGCTTCTGGTCGGGCCTGATCCGCGACCTGGCCGAGGCCCGTAACTGGACGCCGCAGCAAGTCCGCCGCCTGACCCTGTACCAGATCGCCGCCCTCTGCTGCCCGGAAAAAGTCGTCCGCCGTGGCGACTTGCCGTCGTCGATGGACGCCGCCGAATTCCAACGCCGCCTGGCCGCCGCCCAGGCCCGCTGCGACGCGCAGCGGTGAGACTTAAGACTACAGGCGTGAGGAAAAAGTGCCGCCTGCGCGTCCTCAAGCCTGTAGCCTCAAGCCTCAAGCCTTTCCTCCATGTCCGAATCCGTCGTCATCGCCGAAGCGATCATCCAATTCGGCAGCGAGGGATTCGCGGGCACCATGCACGAAGTCGTCTCGCTCGGCCGGGCGATGGACGATCTGGGCCGGATTAGTGCGGCCTACGAATCCCGCACCAACCGCATCACCGAATCGCAACGCTCGCTGACCACGCAGACGGGCGAATTGACCCAGGTCACCGACGAAGCCGAGAAGAGCGTCAGTCGCTTCGCCCAGGCCCTGGGAACGGTCGGCAACGGCATGCAATCTTTGTTCGCCGGCGGCAAGGTGGCGGTGGTCAAAGCCTGGCAAACCGACTGGCTCGGCCTGGCCGTCAAGATCGGCGAGACCGTGGCGGCCGTGCGCCTGTTCGGCAAAGTCTGGCACGACGTGGGCCTGGCCGGCCGCTTTGGTCGCAGCGCGGCGGGTATGGTCGATGACAGCCTGTTCGGCGGTCGCGGCCGGGGCGTGGTAAGTGCCATTCGCGGGTCGCGGGCCGGACCCTACATCGATCGCTTCGCCAACTTCGGCGCCCGGCTGCCAACCGAGAGCGGCCTGTTCGGTTCGCTGGGCGGCAAGATCGGCGCCAACATCGGCGGCATGTTCGGACCCGCGGCGGGCATGGCCGGCGGCGGGATCGGCACCATGCTGGGGAGCGTGGCCCCCATCGTCGGAGCTGTCGTGGGGATCTTGGCGCTGCTCAAGCTGCAATTCGAGATCATCAAGAAGATCGGCGAGTTGGCGGTCGCCGTCTGGATCAAGGCCCTGACCGAAGGTGCCAAGCGCGTGCCGGAGTGGGCCAGCGAGTGGAAAAAGCTGGGCAAGACGATCGATACGATCTTCGGCAACTTCGGCGAGCCGCTGATCCGGGCACTCCTGCCGTTCGTGCAAGACCTGAACGGTTTCGCATCGGCGCTGGAACGTCTGACCCGCGGCGCGCCGTTCCGCTTGTTGGCCGGGCATATCGAGGGACTCGGGAAATCCGTCAATGCCCTGGTCAATCCCACCGGCATGTGGGCCAAGCAGCTCGTCGAGTCCGACACCGCTCTGGGCCGTTTCATGCGGCAGTGGAATGCCGCCTTCTTCGGACCCGCCAAGGGGAATCAATCATCGGGCGGCGGCGGATCGCAGTTCGTCAGCCTGGAAAACTTCACCAAGACCCTGCAGAGCCGGCTGAAGGAAGATCAAGCCTCCAAAAAGGCCGAGAAGCAACGGGACGCCCAGCAGCAACAATTGAAGGAGATCAATCAGAACACCGCCCCCATGAAGGTTCTGCCTCAACTGCTCAAGGGGGGCGTGCTGGCCGTCTTCGGCTGACCCACGCGCTGCTATGGCCACTCTCAACGGTTACGACTATTTCGAGCTGGAGAACTCGCCGCGGCATCGCTGTGACGAGCATGGCCGCCGCTGCACGCGCCGCTTTTGGGTCCAGACCGACAACTGGGAAGATCTGGTGCGTAACCTGATGGGGACGCACACGGTCACGTATGACGCCAATGACAATCCTGACGTTGACTGGGTCAACCGCGCTTTGCCGCTACCCGGCGGCTGGAAGAATTGCTTCTGCCAGGCAGTCGATGTCGAGCCGCTGCAGCCCGATTCGCCGCTGGGGACGCAGGTCGGCGTCGATCTGCTGCGGAACGTCCTGGCGACCTACGGCAACGGGCAGATTGTCACCGCCGAATACGACACCCGCTTTGTCGTGGACGCCCGCGAGGCCCACTACAAACTGACGGCCAATCTGCAATCGCCGGGCACGTACATCCGCTACGAGGTTGATTTCGGCGGCGAAGTGTTGTTATCGGGCGATGGCACCTTTCATTGGTATGGCGAAAGCGACGACGCCAAAAAAGTGATTAACGGGCTGCAGCCGGGGATCGTCGTCCCCTCGGCCATTCATATGGTCACCTGGACGCCGGTCATCGCGCCGCCCTGGACCAAATTCCGCCAGTTCGCGGGCCGGGTCAACGAGAACGCTTTCTTGGGGGCCTCCGCCGGCGATCTGCTGTTCCTGGGTGCGCAGGCCCGACCCATTCCACGCTTTCAACGGGGCGGAGCGGTGGGAGCGGCCGAGCGGACCTATTACCAGATTGATCTCCGCTTTGCCGAGCAGGTCAAGCTGCTGGCCGATGGCACCACCAGTGGCGATTCCTGGAACAAGCTCTACAAGGCCGACGCGGTCAGCGGCGAGCACTGGGTCAAGATCGTGGACGTGGACAACAATCCGCCGCACAAGACGTCTGCCTTCCCGTCGCTGTTCATCTACGGGAAGTGATCCATGCCCAGGCGAAATTCCGACGTCCGGCCGGGCGATCCGCTGTTGGCGCGGCGGTTCAACGCCCTGATCACCGCGGCCAACGATCAGCTCGGCCTGACCGCTACTCCCCCCTTGATCGTCAAGCACGGGCCCGGCGGCGCCCACCTCATTCTGCAGCGGCAAGAAAAGCTGCTGATGGGTTTTGCCTCGGGCGGCCTGCCGGCCGCCTCGCTCTCGGCCGGCGTCCTCACGCCGGGAACGGGCACGCTGACCATCTGGGTCAAGAAAGCCAACGCCACCTGGGTCGCCTCGACCCGCACCAAGCCGATTTTTAACCTCTTCCGCCAATCGATCAGCGCCAACTCGCTCCTGTATTGCGGCCTGCTGGAAGACGACTGGCACGTCCTGATTTTCGACTGCTGATCCGCGACGCGCAGGCCTGAGACTTGAGGCTACAGGCTTGGAGACGCGCAAGCGGCAATTCTTCCTCACGCCTCAGTACTCAAGCCTCACGCCTTCTTCCGCATGGCCTACAAAGAATTCTATCTCGATCCCGCCGGCAGTTCGCTCAATCCGGGCGGCAGCAGCGACACGGCCGCGGATTACACCACGACCAACGGCAGCTGGAACTCCACCACCCATATCTACACGCCGACCGATGGCAGCACGCCGGCCACGTACATCGCCGTCGATGACTACGTGTCCATCTACACGGACGGCGCATCGGTCACGGCTTTCTGGGCGCGCGTCACGGCGGTCGCGGGCGGCGTGAACGGAGCCATCACCGTGGACGCGACCAACCGCTGCGGCACCGCCCCCGGCACGTCGGCCACCGCCCGCAGCCTCAAGCACGGCGGCGCGCACAAGGGGCCCAGCGGCGCGCAGGCGTTCCCCTTCAACGGCACCAACCTCAGCAACTTGAAGGATGCCGCGGGCAACGCCCCCTGCTTCAATTGCAAGGCGGGCACCTACAGCGTGACCAGCCAGATCAACATGCTGGCCTCCACCGGCAAATGCGCGATCGACGGCTACACCACGACCATTCACGACAACGTGGGTTACGCCACGTTCGACGGCGGCACGTCGAATATCATCAACACCGCCATCGCCGCCGTGCAGGATGTGCTGTTCAGAAACTTGAGATGGCAAAACAACGGCACGACCGGCAGTAACGATCTGCTGCAAATCAACTGTTCGGACTGCACGTTCATCAATTGCGTGGCGGGCACATCCCGCGGCAACAGCGTCAATCTGAACGGGGCGAATAACTCGTTTTTTGAATGCGAAATCACCGGCGCCAACACCAGCAACACGGCCAGCAAGGCCGGTTTGCTCTGCACGCAGACTGGCGAAAAATTCGTGCGCTGCGTGTTCCACGACAACACCGGCAGCAACACCTGCGGATTCATCGCCGGCTCCGGCGGTTCGTCGTGCTCGCTGATTAACTGCATTTTTGACTCCAACGGCAGCCACGGATTCTTCGTGACCGCCACTGGCCAGCGGCACGACTTCTTGAATTGCGACTTCTACAACAACGGCGGCGCGGGCTACAGCCAGGCCAACCAGACGACCATCCGCACGCGGTGGGAAAATTGCAACTTCGTCAAGAACACCACGTATGGCCGCGACTTCGGCACGCAGGTGACGTGTGTGTACAGTCGCAAGTGCGGCTACGGGGGAGCGACGGGCAGCAATCAGAACGGGACCGCCGATAATAACGCTCCGGTGGCCGGTTCGGAATACACGGACGAGAACCCGATCAATTACACGTCGCACCCCTGGCAAGATCCGGCCAACGGCGACTTCAGGATTGTCAGCAGCGAATCGGCTGGTCAAGGCCGATCCGCCTGGACGCAGACCACCAGCAGTTACGACGGCTGCGCCTCATCGGCCGACATTGGCGCGGTCTGGCATCTGCCCATTATCGGACCTCCGGCCTCCGGTGGCGGCGGCGGGGCAATCGTAAACGCAAGGGTGAATGACATGGATATTCCGCTGGACGAAGTGATTTACTTTGACGCCGTGACGCACAACCCGGTGACGGGCGCAGTCTCCGACGCCGACAGCACGCCGACCTTCGCGGTCTATGAAGAGGCCACAGACACCGACATAGGCGTGGGCGGCAATCTCACCAAGCGGACCAGCTTGACCGGCGATTATCGCGGCACGTTCACAGTGTCCGCGGCCAATGGCTTTGAGTTAGGGAAGTGGTACAGCGTGATTGTGTCCGCGACTGTCAACGCGATCGCTGGCAAGGCGCAGGTCATGCACTTCCGCATCGTGGCGGCGGAGAATGTCGCGGGCTACCCCATCGGCGACGTGGAGAAAATCGACGGCGATTCGGCCGCGGCCACGGCGCTGATGTACGGCACCAAGACGACCTGCTTTGGCACCTGCACCACCGGCGGCACCACGACCAGCGTCCCCACCTCGGCGCTCACGCCGAGCAACTCGCAGACGGGCCAGTTCGTCGGCCGCACGCTGATCTTTTTGCAGGACACGACGACGGCGGACCTCCGCGGCCAGGCGACCGTGATCACGGCCGTGACGGGCGGCACGTTCACGGTCTCGCCTGCTCTGACCGACGCGCCGGCCAGCGGCGATAAATTCGCCGTGCTGTAAGGAGTCAGCATGGCCGCCATCACACGCCTCACGGGACTCGGCTACGCCGGCGGCATCCTCGCCGCCACGGTCCCCTCGGGCTGTTGCAGCGTGCAGGCCGCCATCGGCGACACGCCAACAACCTGGGACGTGGCGATCAGCGGGCTGCCGACGATCACCGTCTATTGGGCCGACACCGGCGGCGACGATTCGTACTGCATGTGGTTTGGCACCTGCACCCGCACGGCCGTGGGCGCAAACTGCTATGTGGATCGTTGCACGCTGCAAAGGGGCCAAAGCGCGGGCTGGATCAAACTCATTCTGTCCGACAGCGTGGCCGGGCTGACCAACGCCACCTATCACGTCCTGGCAGCCGATGCCATCGTTCACACGCTGGATCTGACGACGGACCAATTCCTGTTCGACCTGTCCGCATGCGGCTTCCCCGCCACGGCCACGATCACGCCCCACGACCTGCTGAGCTGCGACACCAGCGCTCAGATGGCCAAGCCGACCGATGTGTTGGCGGTCGCCAATCCCTCTGGAGAAAAGATCGATCTGAGTTGGACGCTGAACGATTTCACCGGTGGCATCCACATCTATTATTCTTCCACAGACGGATCGAGTCCGTTTCTGGAATGGCACCTGCTGGCATCGCTCGCGCCGGGGACGACCTCGTATCAACATGCCTCTTCGCCGACGCCCGCGGCCGGCACCACGTACTATTACATGGTCCGCATGGTTGATACGATCAGCGGAAGCAATCTTTACAGTTCGTGGGGCAATCTGACCGGCTACAGCAACACGGGGTCAGCCGGCGCAACGGGAGTCGTGGCCAGCGCCACGGCCACGGCGGTCCCACCCGATCCTGAACCGCCTTACCCCGGCACGCCCAACCCGCCCTTCCCCATCGGCCGCTGCAAATGCTGCTGCCCGTGCAACGCGCAGTGCGGCTCCTTCACGCCCTGTTATTTCTCGCTCACGCTCGATGGCACCGACTATCGGCTGACGCAGAAGGGCGGTTACTGGCTGACGACCGTCACGCCCTTCACGCTCTGGGGTTGCACGGTCGATACGATTTCCTTCCACCTCGACGGCACGGGCGGCAACGAATGGATTTTAGACACCTACGATTCCACCGCGCCCAGCAGCTATACCGAGTGGAGCAAGACGGTTACCGGCTTTCCCACCGACTGCACGCAGCCGATCGTGGTCACCAAGGGGCACGAGTGCGGTAGCGGCGCGCCGAGCTCCGTCACGCTGACCCCCTCGGCCACCAAGCGGGCCTGCTGCTGCCCGGCCTGCGCGGGAGGAACGCCCGATCGGCTCAAGGCCACGATCAGCGGCGTGACCGGCTCGCCCTTCACGCTCAACCCGCTCGTCTTCACCGGCGACGCGCCAGGCACCGTGGATCAATGCACCTGGCAGACGACCTTCGCCGCGACTTCGGTCGGCACCGGCAGCGGGGCCTGCGGCAGCGTGACGACGCTGCGGGTCACCGTCCGGGGTGGCGCCTGGATGAAGGCCGAGTTGGGGGACGATAACCTGGCCACGATCGTGGCCACCTGGCTGTACAGCAATTCCTCGATCGACTGCAACACCTCGCACACGTTGACCATCGACGGCTCCAACGCCTGCACGCTCCCCAGCACGATCACCGTCGAGCCGCTGCCGGACGCCAGCGTGGTGGTCTGCAATATCCCTGGCTGCGTGAGTTGCAATCCGGGGACCGAACCCGATCAATTCCAGGTCGCGGTTTCGGGCATCGTCAATCGGCTGGCTTTGCTGTGTAGCGGCTGCGCCAGCCTGAACGGCACCTACGTGCTCGACAAGATCGCCGAGTGTTACTACGCCCTCGATTTTTCCGCCGTCTGCGGCTACACGCGGATCGAACTGTTGATCTCGCCCGGCGCGTACTTCGTGGCTTTTAGCATTTCGCCCACCTCGACCGGTTCGCTGGGCTATGCCCGCCTCGGTCTGACGTTCCCCCGCAATTGCGATGCGGAGGCCAGCCTGGTCGTGGGACCGCAAGGGTTTATGGGCAACTGTAACCATCTCTCTTCCACCATGACGATCACGGCCATCCCATGAGCCTGCTTTGCGAATTCGTCCCCTCCAAACCGGGCTTGCTGCTGTGCAAGGTCTGCAAAGAGACGTTGGCCAGTGAGCATCCGCCGGAGCAAACGCGCCGCGCCTGCCGAGCCAAAAAACCCAAACCATGCGGCGACTGTGACCCGCCGGCCGCGGCCGTGACGCCGCCGGCGATGCCTTCCCTCGGCCGCACGCTCTGGAATGCGACCGCGGCCCTGGCGCGCGTGGCGGAGGCCAAGCTCAAGGGCGAGCAGGTCACGCTCCCCATCGAGAAAGTGAAAGACCGCCTCGACATCTGCCAAACGTGCGAATGGATGCGGCACGACCTGGGCCGCTGTTCGCACATCGCCTGCGGATGCTTCGTCGAGGTCAAAGCCCGTCTGTCCACCGAGCATTGCCCGCTGGAGAAATGGCCCGGCGATTAACGCCGCGACCAATACAACACGGCCGCGGCCAGCGCAACCGCCATCGCGCACCACAACTCAAACGGTGCGACAGGCAGCCAACGGGGATAGGCTGCCAGACCGAGCAGGTGCGCGGCAATCCGGGCAGTCAAGACGAAGGAGATCAGCGCCGCCACGCTCCAGGCGGCGATGGCTGCCCACCTCACGATCATTTTGTGAGCGATCCCAAATGATGGTTGTGGATGTTATCCAACCAGGCGTTGTCGTCCGCCGGCAGCATCGCTCCCGCGGCAAGGCCAGAGGCCGGCGTAACGTAGGGGTCATCGATCAGCAGAGCGCCGGTGTCGTGATGCGTCTGCAAGCCGGGGATTCCGTCCGGCCCCCAAGAGTAGATCAGCGGCGTCAGCTTGTAGCCGCGAGGCGTTCCGGCGGCCGATGGAGTGTCGAGATTGCCGGGGTCGAATGGATCGTGATACTGCCTGGCAAAGGTAATTGGATCGGGCTGCGATGGATCGTGCTGCAAGTCCGAAATGAACGCCGTGGGCCAGCGAATGAAGCTGATTGGATTTCCCCACCCGTCAAGGAACTCCGGGAAGCCGTCGAGATCAACGTCGCCAACGTCCATGCTCTTGAACTGGTCAAGCGGGCTGGCCTCTTCTTCAATCGCACCCATCGTGACGATCAGATACAAGCACTCCGCGCTTTGATTGGTGACGCTGGGCGGTGTGGCCGCGGCTTGGTATCGCCGCAGGTAGCCGAACGAGACGGCCGGGCGAGTCGTGATACCCGCGGGAGTCGTCACGTCATCCCAGCACTGCGGCAATTCCAGCCGCATAATCTCGCGGAGCAATTCCAGGCGGGCACGGCTTTGCAGGGGCGCGGAAGCCGCGGCACGCTGGGCAAACGTCAGAGAAGTCGGCTGAGCCGGAACGAGGGCCGGCCAGTTGGTGGCAGCCCATGCTTGCGTTGTGGCATCCCACGACAGCGGCACGCGCCTCGTCCTGTAGCTTTCCCATCGCGTCAGCACCGCCGTATTCAGCCGAGCGATCATCGCCTTGGTGCGGGCCTCGCGCGCCGACTGAGCCGACAGCGAAAGAGCGCCAAGAAAGAGACCGGTCAGAATACCGATGATCGTGATGGCGACGAGAAGTTCGACTAGCGTGAAGCCGCGGCGGCGCATATGAGAATCTCCAGTTGTCCCCTGCGCCCTATCGTCCCGCGCCATCCCTGGCGGGTCAAGGGAAATTGAAGGCGAACCGTATTTGCGACGGACGGCCTCTCCAATGGCCGGCATGAACGCCCTGCTGCTGGCCCTGGTATTGCTCGCCGACGGCGGTCGAATCGACGCGGGGACCGGACCGACTCCCCCCAGCCCACCGCCACCCCTTCGAAAGATCCCCGACGCCCTGATCGCGGCCGTGACGCACGTCCCGCGCGAGCGATTCCTGGGACTCAACCGCCGGCCTGAAAAACGCACGCCGCCGCCCAAACGCCTGCGCCGTTCCTAGCGCTATCACCTTCATCCCTCATCCCTCCTACCTCATCCCTTCACCCAACTGAGGTTGTCTTTTTCGCCGGGGAATTCTCTGATGGCTGAACGCATCCTCAAAGCCGACATCGAGCAGTTTCTCAAATTGCGTGACCGCCGCAGGGAGCTGGAGCGGCGGGCCAAGGCCCTGGAGAAGGACGCCAAGAAGTTGGAGGAGCGTCTGGCCGCCCACGTGCGCAAGCACGGCGGCAAGGCCCGCACGGTCGTCCGCAGCGGCTTCGTGTTGTCGCTGGCCGACAAGCCGGGCAGCGTGCAGTGGAAGACGCACTTCATCGAGCAGGCCGGGCACGACGCAGCCGAGGCCCTGATCGAGGCGGCCGAGACGCGCGAAGTGTTGACGGTGGAGGCAGCGAAAAAATGACCGACAACCGCAGATCCTCACCCCACGGCCGGCGAGAGCGGCCGGACCCGTCAGCCACGACGAGGCACGATCGACCCGAGCTGGTGATCCTCTCCGGCGACTTCCACGGCCCGCGAACGATCCAGGGGAAGGACTATTTGGACCGCGATTCCCAACTGGACGATCTGACGCTGAAGTTCATCGAATGCGCCGAGCAAGAGGCGCTTTCCGCGGCCCAGATGGCGGTGGTCTCGGCCGAGATCGCCAACGTGGCCCGTCTCCTCCGCCAGGCCCGCAACGGCCACCTGGCCAGTCACCCAGAACTTTTACCGAACGACGATGATTAGGAACTAAGCATCATGATTCAGATTTTGCGAATTGGGTCCAAGGTGAAGATCGGTGGCAGCATCCCGGCCACGATCCTCAGCGCGCAGATCTATGCGGCCCGGAATGTGCGATATGAAGTCGTCTATTGGGACGGCCGGAAGCGCATGGTGGAGTGGTTGCAGCCTTCAGAAATCGATGCTGACAATCATGGCGACTGTGCAAAGGTCGGCTTCGCCAATTGCACCTTTGACGGCCAATCATGACGGACGACGCCGAAAGCGACTTCGACGCCGCTCTCCGCCGCCGGCTGGCCGCCGCGCGACGTGAACGCCTCCGCGCGTCCGAACCCGGCGAGAGCCATTGGATGGGGGCCGCTGGCGAGCCAAACAGTTACCGGGGGGCTGACGCCCCCCGCTCGCCTCGCACGCCGCTGCAGTTCACGCTCTCGGCTGCGCTCTACTCGCTCTTCTTAATCGCCGCGTTTCTCGCCGGCTTTCGCTGGGCCAGCGAGGATCTCCGCGGCTTGCGGATGCAGTCGATCCACCTGCACGCCATCACCCGCGACATGCAGAGCCGGATCGGGTACCGGCTGGACCAGCAATCCCAGATCCAGCAGCTTCAGGGCCAGACCGAGGAACTCCGCGCCCGCCTGGCCGCGATCGAGGAGTCACGGCGCCTCGGCCGGTAGCCCGGGAACCATCGCCAGCCCTGGCGCCGCCACGTTCCCCACGGCCGTGTCACGCGGCCTTCTTGCCCGCTTGCGGCCGATCTGTCCAGCCGGCCTTACAAACGCTCCCCGGCCATGCAGGTGGCCCACGATCGGCCCCGCCCGCCCCGACGTGGCCGGATCCAAAACATGGGATTTTCCCACGTTTGACTCGCCGTGACGCCAAGCCGTCACACCTTCCCAAACCTCCCAAACTCAAAAACCATCGGCCTCCGAAGCCGAAGGTTAGAGGTTCGAGCCCTCTCGGGGATATTCGTTCCGATTTTTAGGCAACCGAGTCCATGAAAACGACTTGCGACAAGCGACGACGCAGACCAGCAGGCTTAACACCTTCGGCCCAGCAGACCGAAGGTCTTATGCCGCGAGGGATGGAAGCTTTGGCCATAACACACAGACCGTAGAACTGGTGCCGTATGGGCAAGTTTGGATTCTCTTGGTCGTGGAGACGAGCCAGCGGCTTGTCGGCCCTGAAGGGGAAGATCTCTCGGCAGATCGGCATCCCCCTCACGAAGTCAGGCCGCGAGAAAAAAATGGGGCGGATGGTCGGTGAAATCCTGGGTGCGGCACCGCTGCTGATCCCTCCGCCGCCGGTGGCCCAAAACCCGACGCGCCGCCCGCCTCCTCCCGTGCAGCCGCCGCCGGTTCAGCCTCCGCCACTCCCTCCGGCCTTCCCACTGATCGATACGCGCAGGCGGGCCGCTCCCCCGCCGCCACGGAACTCGATTGCGGGTTTGATCGTTGGCGCCATCGTCGTGCTGATCGCGGTCCCGATTGGCTTGATCGCCACCGTGGTGATGATCGGCGTCGCCTCGATTCCCTCGCGGCCGACGAACTCGCTGCAGTCATCACCACCCGTTGAACGTGTCGAGCAGTCTGCACCGCATCACGTTCAGCATCCGGTGGCAGATCATGGGCACACGCACCACGTCAAGGGCTATTACCGCAAGAACGGCACCTACGTCCAACCGCACGAACGGAGCAATCCCAATGGGACGAAGAGCGACAACCTCCGCCAGCCCAAAAAGTCCAAGAAGCACTGAGCAGGGAAGTCAGTTGTAGATACATAAACGAAACGCTACGATGCGAGGATGACTGACGTGATTGATACAGACGATCTGCGAAAGAACATGGCGGCCAACGTACTGCGGCTGCGAGAACAAAAGGGAATGTCCCAGGACGAGCTGGCGGCCAAGCTTGGTATCAGCCGAATTCATCTCAGCCGCATTGAAAACGCGCACGCCAGTCCCAGCGCCGAGCTGCTCTTCACGCTCTCGGACGTGCTGAATGTCCCATCGGATACCTTCCGGCAGACCTGCGAAAAAATTGCCGGATAGCCTGTTGACCGAACGTAACGCTTAGTTTACATTGCCCGCCGGTCTGATTTGACCGGCGTCTCTGAGACGCGGATCACGCTGATCCGCGGGGACGCCCGAAGGTTCGGGAGTCCTGCCATGTCTGGCGCCGCTGCCCTGCCGCTGGCTTCGTCTTTCCCGCGGGCCATCGTGCTGGTGGAAGTGACCGCGGCCGATATCCGCCGCGGCAGGCCGTGCCAAGAGCGCCACTGCCCGATCGTCTTGGCGGTCGACCGCCTGCTCATTGACGGGCTGGGGATCGAAGTCGACGGCGACGACATCATCTTCTCGAATGTCCAGGGCTACCCGGACGAACATCCAGAACGCGACCCGCTGCTGTGGGCCGTCGCCCTGCCTGATATCGCCCGCCAGTTCGTGGCCGACATCGACAGCGAGCACGAGGCCCGCGTCGAAGCCGATGAGGAAGCCTGGCACGCCGGCTGTGATCGGCCGGTTGCAGGCCCCAGCAAAGTCCAGCCGATCCGCTTCGAGCTGGAAGTCCCCGCGGCCTACGTCGCCACCGCACCCAAGACGACCCAATCGTGGGAGGCTCCAGCATGAGCGAGCGATCAGCCGAGAAGCTGTCAGCCATCAGCAAAACGCAAGACCAGATCGCCGCCATGCAGGGCGTCACGCGCTGCCGGATCAGCCAGATCGAACGGCGGGCGATGAAAAAGATTCGCCGCGCCGTGGCCGCCTATGCCGCCGAAGCGGGCGTCTCGCCCCGCGATTGGCTGCTGGGCGAAGGGGAAGAAGAGCGGTCAGCGGAGAAGCGATCAGCCGTCAGCCATTAGTTTCATACCTCAACCCTCATCCCTTGCCATGCGAACTTGCCCCGCCCGCGATTGCAACCGAAAAATTCCCGCCGACCTGTTCATGTGCCCCCGGCACTGGCGAATGGTGCCGGGTCCGATGCAGCGGACGGTGTGGGGAGCGTTCAAGTATTGGCAGCGGATCTCCACCTCGCGGGCCACCGACCTGGCCAAGCAAGACGCCTTCATCGCCCTGCGGCAGGCCCAACTGCGGGCCTACTTCATGGTCGCCGTCCGCGAAGGACTTTTGGAGCGCCGCGAGCCGGGCGTCTATCTCTCCACACCGCCAAAGCAGGAATTGATCCTGGAGATCGGCGAAATGCTGGAGGCGCACGGGTACCAGGACAACGAGGCCAACCGCGAGGTGATGATTCGCCGCGCGCAACAGGAATTCGGCAACCTCGGCCTGTCGCCCGAATTGGCCCCGCACCCGGAGGCCGTGCGATGAAAGGCGCGAGACTTGAGACGACAGGCGTGAGGACGCGAACGCGGACGCGCGTGCAGGTCGTTTGGTCTCCGCGTGCCACGCGCCGCCGCCATCCTGATCTCGGCCGGCGGGTCACGTACTTCGGCCGCGTGGCGGGCGACGTGGTGTGCTACGTCGAGCAGTTCCCCGACACGGGCTATCCGGAGTGGAACGCCATCATCGCATTGGGCGTGCCGATGATCATCGACCGCCGCCGGTCGCGGCGCGTCGCCATGCGGGCCTGTGAGCAGCAACTGCGGAGAGTGCTGTCGGCGGAGAAGCCGTCAGCGGTCAGCAAGATTACGGGTTCCTCTTCTCTGGTCCAGGCTGTCGGCCGCGCTCGGCCGAATCCGGAAAGGTGTGAATCATGAATGCGGTCAGAAAACAAACGGCGAGCCAGCCGCGCACCGGCTGCGACGTCCTGGCGGACTTCAAACGCTTCGCGGAGTGGCTGGAG